TTATGATATATACAACACCAAACACAAGTTTATTGACTGAAGTAGATGCAGAGGGAAACCCTGTATGCGACTTTTCACAAATAGTAGAGGATAGTCCTGCAACTGTAAGAAGGTCTTTAGATGGTACATTATTTATTGCTAAATTTATGGGCGATACCCCTACCTTTTTAGAGGGCTTAGACCAATATACTCACGAAGAGATATTAGCAATAGTAAGAACAGATGCTTGGACACCTGAGCAAGAATAAAATAAATACAATGAAAGATACAATTTTATCAGTAGATTTATCAACAGAAACAAGTCCTGTAGTACAAGAAGTGCGAGGACGAGAGTATATAGAATATTCAGATGCTAGTGGAGAATGGAAAAATCTCTATCCTAACTTCTTAATAGACTTATACAATACATCCAGTACCCATGCTGCCATCGTAAACACGACTTCGGAAATGATTGCAGGAGAGGATATTATAGTTGATGAAAGTGATAATCTTGAACAATTTGTTAAACTTAAAAAATTCTTTGCACAAGCTAATGGTAAAGAAACACTACACGAAGTTATTAAGAAGATTAGTTTTGACTTTAAGTTACAAGGAAGTTACGCATTACACATTATATATAATAAGGCACGAACTGAGGTAAGTGAGGTCTATCATATTGGAGTGGAAAAAATTAGAGCAGGAAAACCAAATGCTATGGGTGTTATAGATACCTATTATGTTTGTGCTGACTGGAGTAATACAAGAACTAACAAACCAATGCCGATAGCAGCATTTAATACTAAAGATAGAACAAGTCCTAGTCAGATACTTTATACAGGTCTTTACAGTCCTAATATGGATGTTTACCATACTCCTGATTATCTAGCAGCAACTTGTTGGATTCTTACTGATAGCAAAGTTTCAGAGTATATGCTTAATATTATAAGTAATGGATTTAGTGGTACGCACTTAATTTCTTTTGCAAATGGAGTTCCAAGTTCTGAAGAAAGACATCAAATAGAACGTAGTTTAGCAGCTAAATTTTCAGGAAGTCAAAATGCTGGTAAAATGGTTTTAACTTTTTCAGACGATAAAACTAGAACACCTGAAATTACTCCTATAGGAATGAGTGATAGCGACAAGCAGTTTAATAATTTACAAGAAACTTTAATACAAAATATTTTAACAAGTCATAGAGTTACATCTCCTTTGCTTTTTGGAATTAGAGATAAAGGTGGAGGTCTTGGTTCTAATGTAGATGAAATGAATTCAGCATTTGAGATATACTTAAATACAGTAATTAAGGGCTATCAAAAAAACATACTAAAAACATTATCTAAAATATTTGAAATTAATGGGATAAATATTCCTGTATCTTTTGTACAAGCTAAACCAATTACATCTAAGTTTGATATGGAAACTCTTAAATCTGTTATGACACAAGATGAGATAAGAGAAGAAATGGGACTAAAACCATTAGCAGAAAATGAGGTTGTTGAAGAAGATGAAAACCTTAACTTAGAGAAAGATTGTGATTGTGGTAAAGACATAGGTACTTGTGATAAGACTTGTTATAAGACAGAGTTAGATAAAGCTATAGAAGAGTATGGAGAAGATATGCCTGAAGGTTGGGAGATTTTTTCTGAACAAGAAGCAGAAGATGAAATAGAAGATTTTAATTTTGAAGAGGAGTTAAATTTATCTTATTATGAGTTTGCTACTACAGGTTCAGCATATCCAAATAGAAAGTCAGGACAAGACCAAAGAAGTAAGCAAGAGAAATACGAAAATGACATCTATAGAGTAAGATATAGATATGCAGGTAAGTCTAGTGGAGAAAGAGAGTTTTGTAAAAAAATGACAAAATCAGGAAAAATTTATCGTAAGGAAGATATAATTGCTATGGGTAGAAGAGCAGTAAATCCTGGTTGGGGTAAGGGAGGTGCTAATACTTACTCAATATGGAAATTTAAAGGAGGTGGTAACTGCTACCATAAGTGGTTCAGAGTTATCCTGGTACAGACTGGAAGCAGACCTAAAAATTCAGACACAATAATAACATCAACAGAAGCAAGAAGTAGGGGTGTCAAGCTACCTAGAAACGCACAAGAAGTTTCAGTAGCACCTATAGATATGCCAAATAACGGATTTGTAAAAAAGAAATAATATGTCATACGTTTTATTTATATCAGAACAGAAATTAATTGATTCTACAAGTGCTTATGGTTCTATAGATAGTTCACTATTACTCCCATTTGTACGTCAAGCACAACGACTTTACTGTGAAACTAAGCTAGGTACTAAGCTAACACAAAAGCTAAAAGACCTTATAGTAGCAGGTACAGTAAATGATGTAGGTAATGAATACTATAAAGAATTACTTAACGATTACATAGGAGATTATCTACCTAACATGAGTTTATATATGGCTATACCTTTTTTAAGATTTAAAATAGAAGCAGGTAACATTTATTCTAAAACTTCTGAAACTGGTAATCCTTTAACTACAGATGAAGCACAACACTTAAGGTCAGAAATTCTAAATACTGGAGAATATTTTATTGAGAGAATGATAGATTTCATAAAAAACAATATAAGTCGTTTTCCTGAGTACAATACAAATTCAGGTGCAGATGTATCTCCTGATTCTAATGGTTACAGTTATCAAGGTATGAATTTAGAAAGACCTAATGCACAAGGTAACAAGATAACATTGAGAGATTTTCTAACTCCTGATTTAACATAATGAAGAAAAGATATAAAGTTAAAGAAGTTAATAAGACAAAATTAAAATCATATTTAAAAAATGCCAATACAAAAAGCAGCACAAGACACAGTAGAAATATTAGCAGTAAATAGCACTATACTGAGTATTACTACTTTTACAAATTTAGAACTAGCTTTAAAAATTGTTCTGCTAGTGGTATCAATTTTATATACGATTGATAAATGGTATAGTCAAAAAAAGAAGAATGGCAAAAAATAAAATATACACAGTAGTTAAAAAAACACGCACTAAACGTAAAGGAGTACACTCAAAAAATGCTTCCAAATCCCAAAATGCTTTTAAAAAACAATCAAGAGGACAAGGTAAATCTTAAACTTGTTCGTGAGATATGTACTGATAAATCTACTATAGGTAGGTTGTATCTTAATGAAGAATATGTATGTGATACTTTAGAGAATCCATATATAAACAATGAACGTAACATAAGTTGTATACCTACTGGTAATTATGATGTAAGGTTACGTTTAGCTAGAGAGAGTGCTTCAAGAGATTATTTACATCTTTTAGTACAAGAAGTACCTGATAGAAGTTATATACTGTTTCATAGAGGTAATACTGCTAAAGATACATTAGGTTGTATTCTAGTAGGAACGCATAATGAACAAGACTTTGTTAGTAATTCTAAAGATGCTATGGATTTATTAATAAGTGAAATACTTAAATTAGGTGGCGAGAATATTAAATTATCAATTAAAAAAAAATAAAATGAAAAATTATTTAATCTTAACTATGTTAAAGTCAAAAAAAGTTTGGTACACTTTAGCTGCAATTATTGTACCATTTATAGCTAGAAGTTTAGGAGTAGATGAAGTTCATGTTAGTGAAATCTTTTGGTCAATCTTAGCACTACTAGGTGTTACTGGTTTACAAGATTTTGGTAAAGAAGCAAAATAAATTGTCCTTAAAAGGCAAAAGACTAAGACTGTCCTCTGAAGAAGTTGAGTTAATCAATGAGTTCAGAGGGCAAAACTTAGATAACATAAATGGTAATACTGCACTAGATATACATTTAAAAGATAGAGGTATAAATAAAAAAGATGTTGTATCTGTAAAGCATTGGCAAAGTATGTCAGGAGAACTAAGATTCTCTATAGTTACAAAAGAAAATTATGGTGTAGAGCAAAACGAATTGCTTGAAGATATTAAAAACTTAATAGATAATCACGCACCTACATATCCAACAATCAAAAGAACTAAGGGAGAACATCTATTAGTAATAAATCCTGCTGACATTCATATAGGTAAACTTGCAGTAGCATTAGAAACTGGAGATGAGTATAATAGTGAGATTGCTTGTAAAAGAGTTTTAGAGGGTGTTAAAGGGCTTTTAAGCAAGTCTAAAGGGTTTAGTATAGACAGAGTGTTATTTTGCGTAGGAAACGATATATTGCATATTGACAACGTATATAATCAAACTACGGCAGGTACAAGACAAGATGTTAATGGTAAGTGGTGGCAACACTTTGAATTAGCTTTAGATTTATATGTTAAATGCGTAGAGATACTTAGAGAGGTTGCACCAGTTGATGTTGTTCATTCTATGTCTAATCACGATTATCAGTCAGGGTTTCACTTAGCACACGCATTAAAGTCTTGGTTTAGAAATGCTAAAGATGTTACATTTGATATTAGTGTAGCACACAGAAAGTATTATAAGTATGGTTCTAACTTAATAGGATTAGAGCATGGAGATGGTGCAAAGATGGATAATCTTCCTATGCTTATGGCTAATGAAAGAC